CAAAGTGCATGAGTTTTCTAGCGGTATAACAAGATTAGAGACAGCGCGTCAACTGGGTTTAAATTTTACAATAGCAGATGATATTGGTTTGATGGACGGAATAGATTGTGTTCGTAATACATTTAATAGAATATTTATAGATGAGCGTTGCAAAACTCTTTTGCGGGCTATAGAAAACTATCGTCCAGAGTATGACGCGAAACGGCAGATGTACAAAGACAGACCGTTGCACGATATACACTCACATATGGCAGATGCGTTGCGGTATTTGTGTGTTAGCTTACCAAAAACAAGAGATGACCATACTACAGCAGAAGAGTTAGACAAACGGTATAGACAAGCTGTTTATGGTAATGATAATATGCAATCAGGATTTTTTAGTAATGATAAGTTTTAGAGTGGCATGACATTTATAATCAAACAACAAAACAACTACTTGGGTACAAATCTCATATCATGCCACAGGAGAGATAATGTAAAGCAATGTTAGCATGAAAAAAGTATGAGGTAAATATGGCAGATACGGTTGGTAAAATATCTAGTGAGCTGTTAAAAAAAGCTCCTGACAGTAGAGATCCTATAGAGTTGCAACGTGAGATACACAAGACTTATGAAAAAGATTTTTATGAGTGCTTGCGGCGTGGCAGACAGCAATATACAGGCGAGTACTATGTAGTTGTGTTGACCAAAAAAGAACGCTTAATGGAAAATGTTTTACGTAACTACTTTATAAACCGTACATCGTGCCCTAGCCCAGAATATGACCAGACAGTCTACAAGATACATAAAGACGATAAGATTCAGTTTTTATGGGTATTACCGTCAAAAGATACCTGCGAAATGTTTATACGGCATGCAGGGGAGATAGTACCAGATGAAAGATGGTTGTTGTATTATATACTTGCCGACCGAAACGGCGACTTGTTAAAGCTGTCAAAGCAGCTAAATAATGAAGCAGATAACTCAATATTGATAAAGGCGTAAGGATATGGATTTACCAATAGCATCACAATCACAAATTGATCAAATGAACAGAGAGGCAGCCAAGAAAATGCAACAAGAAGGTATTGAAATGATTGAAGAGCAAGTAGTTGAGCAAGTACAAGAAGAAGTTGTTGAGGAAGCCCCACAGCAAACTATACAGGCGCAACCAGATCAATCTATCGAGGCGGAGCTAAAAAGCGTCAAAGACGAAAATTGGCGATTACTGCGTCAGTCTAAAGATAAGTTGCAGCGTGAATTAGATGAAGCAAGAGAGCTATTAGCACAGCGACAGGCTGCAACAAAGCCTCAAGAAGAAGAGATTGACCTTAGTGAGTTTGGTATCAAAGAAGACGACTTGGCAGAGGGTAGGCATCTTTTAAGTATCAAAAAAGAGTTAGCAGCGCTGAAGAAAGCACGTGAAGAAGATTCTAAGCGTCTAGCTATGTCTACTGCTGAGATGCGTATTAAGAACGACTTTCCAGACTTTGAGAAGGTAGTGTCATACGAAAATCAAAAAAAATTACGTGAGATAGATCCAGATGTGGCCGATGCAATTTTAGCTACAGGCGACGTTTATAAAGCCCATGCTATGGCGTATAAGATGATTAAGCTATTAAATATTCATCGTGATACTTCATACGATGCTGACAAGCTTAAAGCACAGCAAAACTTAGCTAAGCCTAAGTCATTGAGCAGTATAGCGCCACAAAAAAGTGAATCTCCTTTGAGTCATGCCAATGCTTTTGCAAACGGTTTAACGCCAGAGTTAAAAGACCAGCTAGTCAAAGAGATGTTTGCAGCACGTCAAAACTTATAAAATTATAGGGGGTAGTATCAATCTGCTCCCTCTAGTTGACCCTCATATACTTTTTGCTAATATAAAGCCAGCCGTAACGAGAATTCGCTACTCTCACCCTTCTTAATGGCCGTATAGATTCTCGCCAGATCATCAGACTGTAAAAAGACTCGTCATCTTACTTGAAGTCAATTAATAAACTTTAACTAAGGAACAAAAATGGCAGTTACAACTACATCCATTTTACCTTCACCAGTACAACAGAGCTTTAGCTATAAATTGCTAAGCGTACCTGTACCAAATATGATTCATAATATCCCAGCAATGCGCAAAAATATGCCTCGTAATGGTGGTAATACTTTACGTATGCGTAGATATAACCCACTACAAACAGCTATGGTTCCTTTGGGGAACAGTGGTATTACTCCACCACCACAAAACCTAACAGCTGTAGACATCGACGCTAAAATTAGCTTCTATGGCACATATGTAGTTTTAAACGAACAAGTAACATTACAAAACCAAGACCCTGTTCTTAACGAATGTGCAGCACGTTTAGGCGTATCGCTACGTCAAACCGAAGATCAGTTAACACGTGATATGTTGGCATCAACAGCATCATTTATTAACTGTGTTGGTGGCGTAAACGGCGACAGCCCGACCGAGCTAACATTGTTAGACGTGTCTGAAGTAACACGTGTATTACTAGGTAACAACGCTTATACAATCTCCGATAACATCGAAGGTGAAGATAAGTTTGGTACAGCTCCAGTTCGTGACGCTTATTTTGCTTTATGTCATACAAATATGACAAAAGAGCTAGAAGCCGTTAATAACTTTACGTCAAAAAGTAATTATCCAGCACCTACAAATGCTTTACGTTCAGAGTGGGGTTGTGTTAATAACTTGAGATTCTTGGTATCAAGCATCGGCTCAATCAGCCCAGCTGCTTCTGTTCAAGGTCAAGACGTATATAACATTTTCTGTGTTGGTATGGAAGCTTATGCAACTGTACAGCAAGATGGATACAGTGCGTCCTTTATCTACAGACCGCCAATTTATGATGGCCCATTAGCGTTGAACGCTTCTGTAGGCTATAAATTTGCGACATGTCCAAGAATAACCAACGATCTCTGGGTTATCAACCTAAGAGCTACATTAGCACAATAAAGGAGATATTATGGACGGAACAATTATAGTACGTGGTAATTTTACTCAGCCAGCTACAGCAGTTGCTAAGACTATTGTTTTTAGGCCAGGCGTAAACTGGATTAATATTGTAAATTACTCAACAAGAGAACAGTTTTACTTTCAAACAGGTATGCCTACTGGTATACGAATTGATGTTGCTGGTGCTGTTACCTACACAGCTGCTGATTCATTTACTATCATCGATTACTCTAACCCAGCTAACTTTGCATCTATTCAATATGCTACTACAGCACAAACAAGCGCAACTGTTCCTGTGGTAACATCTGCCGCAGCAGTAGCAGCTGGTGCTGTCGCTGTGGGTAACATTGTTAGGGTAGTTAATAATGCTGGTGCAGCTGTTTTTGGTAACTACGGTGTAGATATGATTGTTAGTGTTGTTGCTGGTAACAATATTAGTTTATTGTTAGCTGCAAACAACGCATTAGCTACAGCTTCTGGTGTTGCTGGTACTAACGGTAAAATACAGCGTATTGATATCACATCAAGATTCTATCCAGCAAACAGAATCATCACCAACATTACACAAGCTGCTGGTGTAATTACTGTTGCTACTTCTATTCCACACGGGATGACAGTAGGACAACAGGTTAGATTCAAGATCCCTTCAACATGTGGTGCTGCAATTAGTGCATTACTTGATTCAAACTCATCAAACAACTATGTATCAGCTACAGTAACAAGCGTAGTTGCTAACGACGCTCCATTAGCTGCTTTTGGATCAGTTCGCTTTACTATCGACATTGTTGGTAGTGGTCAAGTTTTTACTTATCCAACATCTGCAGAAGTTGCTGCTGGTTCACAATTGCCAGAGATGATACCTTTCGGCCAAGACACAGCTTACTCAGTATCACAAAATGCTAACATTTTGGCTGATGCTACAGTAAACCAAGGTTTTATTGGTATCCGCTTAAAAGCTGGTGCTAACGAACCTGCTGGTGCTGCAACTGAGGTTAGTTTCTGGAAAGTTGGAGCTTGCTTTAACTCTGAAGAATACGCATAATCTTATTCGGATGGGAGGGGTAACCCTCCCCGCTTAACATTTAACAAGGGAGTAATCATGGAAAGAAAAAAGTTAACAAGCAAAGAGATGGAAGCCTTACGCAACCGTGATGCCGAAAAAGTAAGCGGCAAATTTATCTTTCACGAAGTGCCAGGCGGTGTCATGGACTTTAGTATAAAATTATATAAAGGTGATGCCCCACAAAACTACTCGTTGCGTGATGGTGAGATATATGAACTACCATTAGGCGTAGCACGTCATTTAAATACAAATTGTTTTTACCCAATACACTCTTATAGCCAAGATGAGTTTGGTAAACCTATTGCTAAGATTGGGCAAAAAGTACGCCGTTGTAGTTTCCAATCATTAGACTTTATGGGCATCGATGCTCAGCCAAGCAAAGAGATTATCACTGTAGAAAGGATCTAGATGCCAATACTTGCTGTAGCAACGCCAATATTTCAACCAGCTATGAGGATTATAACTAACATAACAAACTCAAACCCTGTAGTAATTACTACTTCGTTTGATAATCAATTTGTTACTGGGTTGATAATACGCTTATATGTGCCACAAGGTTATGGCATTACAGAGCTAAACCATGTAGAAGCGCCTATTTTAGTGCTCACTAATACAACGTTTTCTATGCCTATAGATACAATAAACATGGCGTCCTATATTACTCCTCCAGCAGCAGAACAGTTTCCACAAGCAGTGCCAACTGGCGAAATTAACAGCATTTTATACGCGGCAACTAGAAATATATTGAATTAACAATTCAACTGGTTTGTAAGTTTGCTAAGCTATTACCAATTTACATAATAAGGATGTAGTATGGCAGATTTACAAACCATCAGAACTAAAGTAAGACGGCTTACCCGTAGCCTGTCTCCCTCCCAGCTAACAGACGCTCAAATAAATGACTATATCAACACATTTGTTTTATACGATTTTCCAGAGCATTTACGCTTAGCAAACCTACGTGAGACATTCAGTTTCTATACAACTCCGTACGTAGATACATATGATACAGTTACAGCTCCACCAGAAAGCCCGCTGTTTGATTTTAAAAATAGATATATTACTGTACACCCACCAGTGTTTATAGCTGGCTACCAATCTTGGTTTTGTGAAAGTAGAACATCTTTTTTTGGTGTCTATCCTCAAATAAACTCTATAGCCCAAACATCTGCTACAGGCGATGGCAACGTAGGACAAGCTATAACGTTTACAATTAATACACAGCAAGCTAATACTGGCGGTGTAAGTATAACTACTTGTCTATTACGCAATAGTATAGTTATAACAACAGTCGATGCGTTACAAAATGCATTAACTTTAATTGACTTACCGATAGCTGGTAATGGTATTTCAGGTAATTTGGTTGAGCCTAATTTTTTAGGAACAGTACTCGGTACAATTAACTATTTAACAGGCGTGGTAAATATACCAAACGGTTTTAACCTCAACGGCGTAGCTACAGCAGCGTTAGCTGGAGCGCCTATATATTCTGAAACAGTATTAGTATCGCCTAGTTTACCGCAAGCCGTGTTATTCTATGACGGTAAATTTGTAGTGCGTCCAGTGCCTGATAAAGCATACCGCATCAATATGGAAGTATTTGTGCAACCTGCTGCTTTGCTGGCGGATACGCAAAATCCAAAGCTTAAAGAGTGGTGGCAGTATATAGCGTACGGGGCTTCAATCAAGGTTTTTCAAGACCGTCAGGACTACGAGTCTGTAAAAGCTA